GGCTAGGTATTTGGCTTCATGGAGAAATAGTCTGTGTAGGTCATGTTCTCAAAAAGGACATTCGGTGTCAGAGGATACTCGAAAACAAATGTCATTGAGAAAAGTAGGCAAACCATTTACACAATCACACAAAAACAAAATCTCCAAATCTCTTACTCTTCATCCTCCCATGCTTGGGAAACATCATTCTGATGAGATGAAAAAGAAACAAAGTGAAAGAAATTTAGGTAGAAAATTATCAACGGAAACAAAGAAAAGACTCAAGAATGCATCAATATTATGCTGGGAGAACCCTACTATAAGAAAAAAGTATTATGATGCTTTGGCGAAGACCAAGTGGATAAACGTCAGAACGGATGTTGGACAATTGGAATTGATAGAGAAATGGAACCGTCTAGGGTTTAATTTCGAACCAAATTTTCAACTCAAAACTGACGATTTTTTGTATTATTTAGATGGATACGACAAAGAAAAGAATGTGGTGTTGGAATATGATGGGAAATATCACAGTCGTCAATCTCAAAAGAAACAAGACCAAATCAGACAACAGAATATAATAGACATTTTGAAACCCAAAAAGTTTTGGCGATATAATAAGAAATTCAATTCTTTTTCATGCTATTGACTATTTATACTTACAATGAACAATAATATAAGGAGTTCACCGTGGCGGACCTATTAAATTCAAACGAAATCTTCTGGACGGCATTTGAGCCAAAAACTCAACACCGTTTCATAATGTATGTTGACGGTATTCCGTCGTTCACCCTCAGAAAGTGTGACCGCCCAAAACTTTCAAGCGAACGAAAAACCCTTGATCACATCAACCTACAACGTTACTACAAGGGTAAATCAATTTGGCAAGAAATCACTGCCGAACTTTACGACCCAGTGGTTCCTTCCGCTGCTCAAGCAGTAATGGAATGGATTCGTCTATCCCACGAATCAGTGACCGGCCGTGATGGTTACATTGACTTTTACAAAAAAGACATCACCATCAACGTTCTTGGCCCTGTCGGTGACAAAGTAGAAGAATGGACGCTTAAAGGCGCCTTCATCACTAACTCTGATTTTCAGACACTCGATTGGCAAAACACAGGTGACGCCCTCGGTATCGTAATCACGCTTTCCTACGATTACGCCATCCTCCAGTTCTAATTGGAGAAAATCATCATCCTTTCGAACGCCTCGACCTAACCCGGTTGAGGCGTTTGTTTTTTACATGCCTATTTATAGATAATGAGAAAATCAACATTAAAATCTATCGTCAAACATGTTCTACGAGAGATGATAGACGTTGAGAAAAACGGCCCTTATACATTCAAAGATTTTGGATGGATGGGCAACATGGCAGGTTTTGGTGTTCCATCGGATGTTTATGTTGGTTCGACGTATATTGGAACGATTGAAACCACTAACGATGGCGCCAACGTTTACATAGTTTTGGTTGATACGCCAGAGGGTAAGAAGAGGTTCAAAAAAGATTCACCAACAAACAAATTCAAATCTAAAAATCAGGCAGCAGAAGGACTCCATAGGGTTTGGAAAATTATTAGGTCAAATGGAGTGAATGAAACGACTCAAAACGATATTAAATCACGCCAACCAAAGTCTCAAGAAATATGGCGGTCAATTTGGGATAACAATCCAGCATGGTCTAAACTCACCCTCGACAACATCAAATCTCTAAGAGACAAAGTTGCTAGAGATCAAGGAAAAGAAGACGACATGTATAAAGTATTTGATGACGAAATCAAAAGACGCCTTCAATACATCAACAAACCAGTATAATTTATGAAAGTAATTGGAATCTATCCGGGCCATTTTCAGCCACCCCACAAAGGTCATCTTGCCATCCACACGAAACTTCAACAGATTGTAGGCAAAGAGGCATTCATCGCTATCGTTGAAGAAACACCTACTCCCGAAGAACCATTAAATTTTGGTGACATCGAACAGATTTGGGTAAGACACGGTGTTCCAGCAAGTCATATCGTCAAGACGGATGATTGGAAACGCCCTATTGAAGTATTGAAACGATTCTCCGCTGCTCATACATCTCTTATCATCGCTTTGGATGCTAAGGAAGTTCAAAAGTTGTCTTTAAGAAGTCAAGACCAAGGCGGCAAACGAGTGTGGGTGACGGTTGATGGTCAACCAAAATATGTTCAACCTTACGAGGGAAATGAACGTTCGATGGTATCGTTAGACAAACATGCTTATGTCATGGCCGTCGAAGGAAATCGTATTGACGGAAAACCATTAACTTCAAAGAAGGTCCGTGAAATGTTGGGTTCGCCGAAATTCACTCAAGAGAACAAGAAGAAATTTTTCCAATGGGCATTCGGTTGGTTTGACATCAGTCTGTTTCAATTGTTGACCGACAAATTCAAAAATGCTTTCCAAGTAGCGTCACCACATTCAGAACAACCTGAACCAGAGGAAACAGAAGGTGAAGAATCCGAGACAGACGAACAACCTATGTCCGAGGCGATGATGACTAATTTAGTTCAGACCATCGTAAAGGAATTATTCGGAACGTCATCTGAACCAAGCGCTCCTTCTATGTCCAGTGACACGAATGAACCACTCAAACCCGGCGAAGAACAACGAGCAAAGATAGATGCCAAAGCCTCTGCTAGTGACGCAAAGAAGAATGCTGAACGAGATTTGAAAACTGCCAATGCTGATTTGGCTTTCAAGAAAAGTTCGGTTGAGAAACTTCGTAAAGATGACATCCCAAATAAGCGAAAAGAGATTGACATGTATAACAAAGCGCTCTCTAATCCGAGTATTGGAATGTAATTTTTTTTAAAATAATCCAAAAACTTCGCCGGCTTCCTATATATTGACAGAACGATAATAATACGTTATGTCAGACCCATTAATTCCAATCAAACGGCCATCCGTCCCGATTCCGGGCTTTATTGCTCAATCGGACGTTCCTCAACCTAAACAAGAATCGAAGTATCCAACTGAAATGGTTCCTTTGCCAACAAGGGGATTCTTCTACCCAGAGGGACATCCTCTAGCATCCGGCGAAGTCGAAATCAAACAAATGACTGCCCGAGAAGAAGATATTCTTGCCAATCAAGACCTTATCAAAAAAGGAAAAGTATTGGACCGGCTGTTGGAGTCACTGATTGTGAACAAGGCCATCAAACTCGAAGACGTGTTGGTACCTGACAAAAATGCTATCTTCATTGGTGTTCGAAGGTTGGCCTATGGCGATGACTACCACGTAAAGATTACGTGTCCTAGTTGTAGTGAACAAAATGTGGTGACAATCGACCTTTCCGCTCTCGAAAACAAACCATTCGATTTTGACAAGTGTACCAAAAATCAAAATCAATTTTCCTTTACCCTACCTTCTGGTATGCCGGTCACATACAAACTACTCAATCAAGTAGATGAACATTCTATTGAAGCCGAAATCAAAAATCTAGCCAAGGTTTCCAAAGAGGCTTCGAAGGAACTCACTACTCGTTTGTGTTATCTCATTACATCCGTCAACAACAATCCAGACAAAGCAATCATCCGTAAATTTGTCAACGATGAACTGACCGCCAAAGACAGTCTGGCTCTACGTAAACACGTCCGAGACAACAATCCTGACATCGACATGTCATTCCAATTCGTTTGTTCAGAATGCCAACATGAAAGGAGATTAGATGTCCCAATTGGGGCATCCTTTCTATGGCCTGACCTTGACGCCTGAGGATAAAGTCCGTGTTCACACGGAAGTCTTTCAACTCAGTTATCATGGTGGTGGCGGATTCGACCACGATATAGTGTATTCCATGCCCATTTATCTCAGATATTTCAATTTGAGACTACTAATGCAGCAGAAGGAACGAGAAAATGCCCCACAAAATAACGACCCACCCGAAGGTGTTCGACCAAAGATAAGCAGGCCTCCTTTGGTTAAACGGTAAATCCTCTAAGGAAACTTCCAATTCAACACTATTTATAGTATGAATTAGAAATGACCTATGGCTGACCCACTTATTCCAGAAGTAAATAAAGTAAAGGATATTCATGCTGAATTATCCGAAGTGTTGGCATTGGCTACCGCTAGCCGAAATGTTACGAAGGGATTGAATGACATTTATGCCCAAATCAACCGTCACCTTGGAAGCATGACGGATGAACAGAGACTTCACCTTGATTTGACTCAAGCCATCGAACGTTCGATACTGAACATCAAAATCCTTGAAGCCAAACGCCTCGCCGGCCAATTAGGCAACACCACCGCGTATGCTCACCAAGCAGAAGAATTGAGTAAAATCAATCTTGCTCTCGAACTCCAATATAATCTTGAGAAGTTGATGAAAGAAAATCAAAAAGAAAAACTCAAGGGTAACATATTAGAACGAGCCGGATTAACAAAATTGGCATCACTTTGGACACTCATTAAAACTTTAACGGCCGAACATCCCGGAATTGTAATTCTTGCGGCTGTAGGATTCATATTGGAACAGGTGGCAAAACTATTCTTCGAGATTGATGAGTCGGCGGCCAAGTTCCGTATGTCGATGGGTCAAACTCGAAATGATTCTAAACAAGTAGAAGTCATTGCTCGTGAGTTGGCCGAATCTCTCAATAAGGTTGGTGTATCGGCAATGGTGGTTCATGAGACATATCTTCAAGTAGCGAAGACAATCGGAACTACTCAAATTGCCACGACAGACATAGTTAAAGACATCTCATTGATGAATTCCCAATTGGGCATCACTCAACAAGCGTCTGTTGATTTTCTTAGAACGATGGGTATGTTTGGACGGTCAACAATGGATGCTCAGAAGAACATGTTGTTGATTACGGCCAAAATGTCGGAAGCCGCCGGCATTCCTTTGGATGATGTAATGAGGGACATCGAAGAAGCCGCCAAGTCTGGCTATTCATATCTTTCGCGTGACCCTCTGGCTCTGGCAAAGTCTGCCATCGAAGCAAAAAGATTGGGAACGTCGCTCCAATCCACTGTAACGACTTCAAAAGGATTGTTGGAATTCACTTCATCCGTTCAGGCTGAAATGGAAGCCAGTGTTCTTTTGGGTAAGTCATTGAATTTACAATACGCTCGTGAATTGGCCTTTCGTGGTAAGACTGCGGAATTGAACGAGGAAATCCTCCGATTGACCAAGGATACAAAGTTTGAATCTCTTGACCCAATCACTCAAGGAAAAGTAGCCGCAGCCTTTGGTAAATCTGCCGAAGAAATCGCCAAGATGTTACAGATGGATCGTGATAGAGAAACTATCATGAACAATCCGGCATTAAGGAAACAACGTGAAGAGTTGGACCGTATGTTGGCCTCAACACGAAATCTTGCTGATGCTGACGCTAACAGACTTAGATTACAACTCCAACAAGAATCAAATCAATCACGATTGACATCATTGAGTAATTCATGGCACCAGATTCTTTATAAGTTGGGAGAGATTATCTTTCCTTTGATTGATAAACCTTTGGCCTTTGTGGCTGACCATTTGGAAGAGATTCTCGAATACACGGCTTCGATTTATTCTCTGTTCAAGTTGGGTATGGGAATAGGAAAATGGATTGCGCCTGTTGCTGCTTTCACAGGAGGCATTGTTGATGCCTTCGTTAGTTTAGGTGGATGGATTGGTAAATTTATTGGATTGTCAGGCAGCGCCCTAAGATTTTTTGGAGTATTCGGTAAAGCCATACCTATTATCGGTCAAGTTATTACTGGTGTCGTATTTCTGATAAATCTTGTAAAACGATTTCAAGAGATGGATTGGTCCGGCACCTTTTTAACGAAAATTTTGAAAGGTCTTAGCGCCGTTGGTGGTGCAATATACGACACATTACTACAACCATTCATTGACGTTTATCATTGGATTGCCAAACATTTGGGCGCTAACTCGCCATCCGAAATCGGTTTGATGATTGTGAAAGGAATTGTGGCGGTAGAAGACATGATTCTCAATGCTTTGTTGTCCCCTTTCACATCGGCTTGGAATCTAATCAAGAAAATCCCATTCATCAGCAAATGGTTCGGTGGAGCCGACCAAACAAAACTGGCTGAACCAATCATTAACGCTGACATGGCCGAAGAAAGGTCAATAGGCGGTGTAAATGGATTTAAAGGTAGTGGTCTTCAACCATTAGCCCAAGATAATCCTATGATGAAGGCTCTTATTGACAAAATAGACGAATTGAACAGCAATTTGAAAGCAATGAGAGATGATTTCAAAAATGGCGGTATCTTGGCCACGGTTAATCTTGACGGTCAAAAGGTTGACTCAGTGTTGGCAAGAACGAGAGCATTCAGAGGGGAATTAAACCCAGTCTAAAATTATGGCAGCGAGAATTGATTCAGTTAAGAACTTGAACGACTTCCCACCTTTGGTGAAGAACGTTCCACCCGTTTGGCCTACTCGTCCTGAGCCGGGTAAATTGAGTCTCTTGTGGGCCTCTAACTATCACGACATCTATCACAAGTTTTCTCCTTACACAACACAAGGAAGTTTTTTTGGTATTGCCCAAAAGCAACCATACATTTACAAATTTATTGATGATGCGAAGAAATCTACTTTCGACCAATTACCATCCACGGTTAAATCCCTCGCTGTAGCGCTTAACATTCCAGCGGCTATTGACGATACGGTTCGAGTTTCCAAGTTCATTCTTTCACCACAGGGTTTGACTTACTCTCTTATACAAGCCGGTCTTCAATTGACTCAACCATTTGATGAAACGAGAATTTACAATCCAATTTCTCCAATCTTGGCGGCTATTCAACCGGGAACATTTGATTTAATAAGTCGGCCAGTTCGACATATTGAATTGAGTCTTCAAGGTGTAGTCAACACTTTGGGATTGGCCAATCTTATCCAACTTCCAACTTCGGCGCCACGTTCAACAGTGGGTGATGTTGCTTTGCCAAGTGAAGGTATCGGAACTGGCAAGGGTTTGTTGAGAGGACAAAATGCTAGCATCGCTGAATCGGGTTTAGTTAGTAAGTGGCAACAAAGTCCCGGTGGTATTTCATCTCCATTTGTTAATAATTTATTGGGTAGTCTAAAGAAGGCTGCAACGGCATTTTTCGGCGGCTTTTCAAAAATTAGTGGTATTCAATACCGCGCCGATGAACACACTTACGATTTGATGGTTCATAGTAAAGGCAAACTCAAAACTACCAATAAGACAGGTGTCGAAACCGACGCTTTCCAAATTTACATAGCCAAAGAAGTTGAGTATGAGAAATTCATTACTGACAATGGTTCACCTCAGTTGATTGCGCAGAATGGTTTCGTAACAAGTAAACGACCATCTACCTTCAATGACCCCGTTTCTGATAACGTAAACAAAGTAGCCGCTGGATTACAAGCCATCATAAGTAAATTGGACCGTCATCCATATAGCGCTCAAGGTTCAGTTCAATCCACCCTTTTGAATAATGGTGAAGACCCAACAGCATTAGGAATTAATGCTTTGATGGAATCCATCCCAACACAATACGAGTCTGATAAAAAAGCGTTCGGTGTAGTCGGAGAATACCGAGCAGCCGGAACAAAGACCGTAGATGCCTCGGTAAATGAGTCAAACAATCTTCGAATCGCTACATCCTTCAAATCAGACGGAATGAATCTGTTGCCTATTTTGAAAAGAACAAAAAATGGTTCAATATCCATCCCATCTGAGGTTCAATCTCTTTATCCCGGTTGGTCTGAATATCGACCGCACGAAGATGATTTGATTTCTTTCTTTTTCTATGATGTGGTGAATGAAAAATACATTCCATTTCGAGCCACGGTCAAAGGTATCTCGGAAGGCAATACGGCTTACTGGGATGAATTGAAATTTATTGGTCGTTCAGACGCTTTGTATTCCTACAACGGATTTACACGAACACTGTCATTCACATTCAATGTTGTAATTGGTAGTGTCGCAGAACTTTTGCCGACATGGAAGAAAATCAATTACATCGCAAGTTGTGTCAAACCATCAAATTATACCACTGGCGAAAATGTTGGACAGAAATACAATCGGTTCATTGTTCCTCCTATGTTCATGGTGACAATCGGAGACATGTATAAATTTCAACCGATTGTGGTTACTTCGGTCAATGTCAATATTCCTGACGACGCGGCTTGGGAAACATTGAATGAACAGAATGCCGCAAAGGGTTGGCATTATCTGAATGGTTTAATTACGGCCACCAATGGAACCAAATATTCTCAACTTCCAAAAGAAGCAGAAATCGCCATCACTTGTAATCTTCTTGAGAAAGAACGCGCTCAAGTGGGTGGTTCTCATTTTGGTCATTCTCCAAGAGTAGATGATTGGGATACGAAAGATGGCGACAGTCAATATCTCGTAGGAGATGATGCCTTTTTACCAAAACCAACGGAATTTTCAACTAATTTGATTGAGTCAAATGCTCCATCTATTTCGAAGATTGCGACTCCAACGCCGCCTGCTACACCATTTAAATTGTTGTCAACTCCACCAACAGGAAATTCTGGTAATGGGGGTGTTCCTCAATTCCGAGTTCCAAGTGGCAATTCGCTATCGAACACCAATGGCATCCCAAAAATATAATTTATGAAACGATATGACTCCACGCCCGTAGAGGCTAGATATGATGGAAAGAGGGTTTACAAGACCACACGGTATCCAATGATTATCGCTTCTCCATCCGACACCATCGTTATTTCTACTGATGCCGATTACTTGGATAGTTTGGCTTTCAAATACTACGGCGACCCTACGCTGTGGTGGATAATCGCTTTAGCGAATAACATCGGCAAAGGAAGATTGGCGGTTCCATCCGGCATCCAACTACGTATTCCAACGAACACTAGCGAATTGTTAGTTCAATTTCACAATCTCAATAAATAAGTTATGGCCGCTCCGATAATACCTTGGCAACCGAGTAATTTACCCGGTGAAGTCCAAGCCGAATTGAACCGACGAAAAATCAATCGTAGTTTCAAATACGTTGGTAATAGTAAAGCCGGTTGGGATTCGAAAACAGGCGATTGGAATTCCTACCGAGGCCCAATGGTTTCGTGGATTCGTGTCTGTTCAAATGGTTTCGGCGACCCAAAGATAGCCAAACCACGATTCGTGTTACATAGTGGTAAAGGATACTATCAGACTTACGGATTCTCAAATGGAGTTTCGACGGCTGGAAAGACCCGTTACAAACAAGTTATTGGTTACACACCAAAGGGAGTCGAACATACTATTGATAATTCTTTGAGTTCTCCGGAAGATGGAGCGAATTTTCCAATCCACGTTCCTACGCCTGAAATTTCACGACTGGAAGTAACCGTTCAGAAAGAATTATTCCGCCGAGCCACAATCGAATGGGTATGTTTTTCTTGGAAACAATTGGTTTATATGGCTCCATATTTTTTGGTTCCCGGAATGAGCGTCATGATTGAACACGGTTGGAATCATTTCAATCCAATCTCTTTAGTCGATTTGACGAACGAAACGGAATCCGACCCAAAAAGCATGCAAGGTCTATGGAACAATGCTTACTCTCTTTACTCCGATAACATTCTCAACTCCAAAGGCAACTACGACGTTACCTATGGCGTCATCACGAATTTTAATTGGAGTGTTGAAGGTAACAAGATTATCTGTTCCACCGAAGTCACATCTAAAGACAGACTGTATGCCGGTATTTCTAAAGAGATTGGTTTGTCTAGCAAATCCGATGACAAAAAAAGTACTGATGGAATTTACCAGTCTTTGAAAAGTTTCGTCGATGACAAAGACACTTTCAAGAACATCAAGACCATCGCAGCCAGCAGTACACCAAAAACACTTCTATCTGAAACCGAACGATTGGGTAACATCAGTAATAGCAGTAACAAAAAATGGAGAGAAATCATTCGGACAATCTTACAAGAGTCCGACCCTATTCTTCAATCCATCAAAATATCCTACTTGTTTGGAGTGTTTGCTGGTCGAGATAAAGAACACTATGCTAAACTCGGAAAACCAAAAAAAGGTGACTTTGACTTTACCACAGGTGACACCAATGACACGACATTCTGGATTAACATGGGATTGATTATCGAACTGATTAATCACTTTGCTACATCTAAACTTCCCGGCCCAAACGGTAAACCACCATTCAAGGTAGATATTATCAACACGGTCATTAGTGGCCACGCCAATCTTATCTCATGTGACCAGAGGGTGTTAATTCCTAATGCCATGGCCCCAAAATACCATTATGGAGCCAAAGGTAGTGAAGTTTACGGAACTACTGATAAAAGCAGTGAATGGAACACTCAGTATGTCAAAAGCATTGCCGTCTCATCTTTGAACGATAAGACCGCCGACGCTACCTTGGGAAGAACGATGCAGCAGTTCGGCGCATGTTATCGAAACGATTTGGATAGAATCATCAACATCAACCGATACAATAACATCCCAAGTAACTATCCGATGAGACTGTGGAGTTTTCCGTCTCAAGAAGACGCCATGTTGGTCACAAGTTCCACCGGCCTTTCCGCGAACAAAGTCGAAAAGACTGTATCAGGATTGTTGTCAAACATTTATATCAGTTATGACGCGTTCAAGAGTATTGTGGATAATGACAAGGAATGTGCGTCATATCCTGACATCATCAAATCCATACTCAAACTATTAAATGGAGCCTCGGGAGATTTTTGGGATTTGGATTTGGTTGAAGGTGTTGATGGCGTCATGACCATTACCGATAAACGATACATTGGAAAATATTCTACCGAGAAACAAGGCGACACAGTGTTTTCATTTGATTACTATGATGCTGACAGTTTAATCAAATCAATGAAATTCCGCCCTCAGATGACCGATGCTCAAGCCGCTCGGGCAATCTATGGAGAAACCAGTAACAGTGGCGCAAGTGTGTCATACGTGGATGGCAATGATTTGATTGACTTTGAATTCAAAGATTTGGTTTTCTCCGGTTTGAAGGATGCGGCTAAATCTGTTCCATCGAAAGAGGCAGCCCGGGATGAAATGGGTGAATTGATTAAGTCCGTTCAAAAAATTAACGGTCAAAAAGATGACGGTTCGCTTCAATTGAGTGTGAATTCCAAAGACGGACCATCAGGTTCAACCGAAATCGTAAAACTCGTTCTACCGAAGAAACAAATTCTGTATCTTCTGTTGGATGATAGAGATTATGATAATAATCCTCGGTATTGCGCAATTCAACCCGGCATCACCCTCGAACTGGTTATCCAAGGTATCGGCGGCATTCGAACATTTCAATACTTTCTCGTAAAGAATCTCCCTCGCCCATACAGCGAGAAGACCATCATTTTCCAAGTTACCGATGTTGCCCACACATTAGAGAGTGGCAATTGGGAGACGACCATTAGGGCCGGCCTCCTTCCTCTCAGGAACTATATCAAAAAGCGATTACCTAAAGAGGGTGGTTGGCAATAACATTGACAAAGTAACCATTTGGATTTATAATAGCGCCGATGATTGAGTCGGTGTCTGATTATAATAACTTCCTTCATGAAGTTGGTGAACACGGAAATCCCATTATTTTAATGGCTATTCCTACCGATGAATATGTCCATCCTGCCATTGCCGACGTTTCCGTTGTTATCATTCGTGACCCCACCACCAAGAAAACACACTGTATCTCTTTCCATCATCAAGACGCTGAAATAGTTGTTCGATTGCCACAATTTGTCACGGATATGAATAAACTTTTGAACAAGAAGTTTGCGTTTGATAAAAAATCCACCATACAAATGATGGAGATTTGGAATCTATTGGATTTGAATCTTCTATATCACATCACATGCGGCAAATTGATTGACAAACAGAAATTCGATACGTTGACTCATCGAATCATTCATCGAACGAACGGCGACTTTAGGAATTTGAATAACGTTGTTCCTTTGGTCAAACATCAAGAGACGTTTGATAACATGTGTAGTGAAGTGTTGGCTGACGTGGATATTAACGCCCAGTTGGATGTGGGGTATCTTAAAGAAAATACGGTCATCCTCGATACCTTGGCAGAAATTGAAAGTAATGGTGTCCACGTAAATGCCGAATGTTTCGGAAAACATTTCAATGCTCCCATATTCGCCGACAGTAAAGTTTACAGTCAATACAACATCTACACAGCCACAGGCCGACCCAGTAACCATTTTGACAACGTAAACTATGCCGCCTTGAATAAAGAAAACGGTTCAAGGAAATGTTTTGTGTCACGTCACCGTTCGGATGGTAAAATGGTCTTGGTTGACTATTCAGCCTTCCATCCGAGAATTATTTGCCATTTGATTAAATTTCCTCTCGCAATCGACGTGGATATTTACGAGTATCTTGGTGAAATGTATTTGAATCGAAAACCATCCGAGTATGACATGGATGAAATCAAGAAGTGGACATTTCGCCAACTTTACGGCGGCGTTCAATCCGAGTATGAACACATTAAATACTTTGGTCAATTGAAAGAATTCATCAATCGGAATTGGACTGAGTTTCAAAAACGAGGATATATCCTTACACCAATATTCCAACGACCAATCCTTGCCAGTCACATCGTTGACCCCAATCCGAACAAACTGTTCAATTACATTCTCCAAGCCACTGAAACAGAGTTGGCTATTCCGGCATTGAACGCGGTCAATCAGTATCTTCGACCCAAACATACCAAGGCAATTCTCTATACTTACGACTCCATCCTTTTTGATTTCTACAAAGGTGATGGTGGTCAGACTTTGACTGATATTATTACCATCATGAAGATGGGTGATAGATTTCCTGTCAAAGCCTACATGGGAGATTCTTACGATTCGGTTGGTCAGATCTATCCTTAACGTTTCACGTTTCTTTGGGATATTTATATCCAAGAAATATGAAAAGTAACGTATTCGAAAAAGTTCTCAATAATCTGTCCCTAGACCCAAGGATTCACGATGGCATCTTCAAACTTGAAGAAGAATCCCACATGGATATGCTTCGTGAATATCTCACCAAACGTGGTTTGGATGAAGCGTCTGCCATCGAATACACCAACAAAGTATTAGAAGGAAAGTATCCTGAGCGTCAGGCTTACAATGCTAAAGGCATCCTCGTCACTTTTCCAACCCCTGAATACAAAGCGAATGCTATTAAGAAGGGAACCCATTTCGAACAGAACCCAGCAAAACAGGCGCCTAATGTGTTTGGTGGTGCGCAACAGCCTGCTGCCGGACAACCAGCAGGTCCGAAACCGGCTCCATCTGAACAGCCGCCTGCTGCTCAACCAGCCGCCCAACAACCACCAACAACGAAATTATCGGCATCCTCAGCATCACCAGCCGGTAGTCCGCCTGCTCAATCTCCACAACCACAGCCAGTTGCTCAACCAGCCGTTCAAACACAAGATGCTCCAAAAGATCCAAGCGGAGCCGAAGTTCCTGATTCAAAGGAACCACCACCAACACCACCGAAATCCCCAGCCGAGAAAACTGCCGATAAAGATGTAATCAAGAAAATGCTGAAAGGCGATGACTACATGTTGGAACAAGTGATAACTTGGTTCGTTAACAATGCTCCTGAATATTTGAATGAACAAATAGAAACTCACAGAAAGAAGTATGAGCGATAAGAGACAATTGTTATGCACGTTCTCTTCGACCAAATCTTACAAGACTCTCATTGAAGACATAAAGAAATTCTACGCGGTTTACAATAATCGCTTTTTTGTATTCACTAACGTCAATAAGCCCGAAGAAGTATTTGTAACTTACAACATCCTCGCCGAAGGAAGGGATTTTCCAAAATTTCCTAACACCATTTCCATCCATCGAAAGAAGCAAACCAATACGCTTTACACCCTCAATGCCATGAATCAAATCATCAAGGATGAGAACAATGGCGTGTTCGATAAATCCCATGCCGTCAATTGGCCTTTGTATTCAGATTCACTGATTATCACAGGCGATCCACAACTCAGAATCCTTCCAATTCGAATGCTAGAAATCGTCAACTAAGACGACATTTTCTAAAATTCATTTTTACAAAACGCCAAAAAAATAAAATTTCTTGAGCGATTTTTATAGGTTGATTTTTGCGCTAAACTCCGTTATTCTTCTACTTATTAGCAGACAAGAATTACTCAATTAAGAGTTAACGATTGACTACTAATTAACCAATTAAATAATAACCTAATTATGGCCATGAACATCGACCAAATCAAACAGCGTTTAGCCTCTTTCGAGAAAAAAGGCAAGCAGTCTTCAAAATCCAAAGATTCCATCTGGAAACCCCAACCGGGAAAACAAGTCGTAAGGATTGTTCCTTACCAATACCAGCCAGATAATCCATTCATCGAATTGAAGTTTCACTATGACTTCGCGGGCAAGAATTACCTCTCGCCTTCAAGTTTCAACCAACCTGACCCAATTGTGGAATTGTCGGACAAACTCAAGAAGAGTGGCGACAAAGAACAATGGAAGACAGGTCGTGGTTTGGAACCAAAGATGAGAACCTTCGTCCCTGTCATCGTTCGTGGTGAAGAGGATAAGGGCGTTCGATTCTGGGGATTCGGCGTCACGGTTTACAAGTCGCTCATGGCGGCTATGAGTGAACCTGATTACGGAGATATTACCGACCTTAACGCCGGCTTCGACATTCAAGTTGAATTCAAGACCGCCAAGGAATCGGGCAAGGATTATCCTGACACACAGATTCTTATCAAACCAAAACAACGTCCAGCGATTGACCCAACGTTGAAAAACGTCAAGGAATTGATGGATTTGATTACGACTAAACAGCCTAACATTCTCGAAGTTTACGAGCCTGCTACTTACGAAACTTTGACCAATGCCCTTGAAGAGTATCTTCGTAAGGCTCAAGAAGGCGCCGGCGAAGTTGCCGACGACTCAACTCCTGAGGCTCCAACCGAGGAACAAATTGCCGCTGCTACGTCTCCGGCTCCTGTTGCCGAAGTGAAAGCCACTCCAGCCCCAACAGCCGCTAAGGCCGCTGTCTCTCCAACCGCCGCGAAATCTGCCACACAAATGAAAGATTTGACGGCCGCGTTTGACACGTTGTTCAACTCTTAATCGACAACGGAAAGACTTGAAATGCTCGCCGCCATTTGGCGGCAGCATCTCAGGTTGAATTATAAAAATTTAACCCACACACGAAATATCTTTATGGCTAAAAAAGTTTTAGACGCAGACAAATCAAGTAGAGTGGAGCGAGACGAGTTAGCAGAACTTATCGTCGCTGCCGCGAATAAATCACAAAAAGACGGAAGTATTATTGCTTCGTTCCTCGACGGTCAAGACGACCCTCAAATGGTATCCGATTGGATTTCCACTGGGTCAACTCTTCTTGACTTGGCAATATCAAATCGTAAAAACGGCGGTCTTCCAGTAGGAAGAATTGTCGAACTAAATGGTTTGGAAGGAACAGGTAAATCACTTATCTCCGCCCACATTTTGGCATCAACTCAAAAGAAGGGTGGTCTAGGTGTCATGATTGATACTGAATACGCAGCCGCTCCGGCTTTCTGGACGGCAGTCGGTGTTGATTTGAAAAACCTGCCATACGTCAAGTTGGTAACGGTCGAAGAAATCTTCGCTCAGATTGAAATGTATGTTGGTGTTGTTCGTAAATCGAGCAAAGACCGACTCTGCACAATCATCGTTGACTCATTGGCGATGGCCTCATGTGAAACTGAAATGGAGTCAGAACACGGTAAGGATGGTTACAATACATCCAAGGCTATCATTATCAGCAAGGCTCTTCGAAAGATTACGGGCCTCATTGGTTCACAACGTATTTTGGTTGTGTTCACCAATCAATTGAGAATGAACATGGCAACCGGAAAAGGTTTCGGTGACAAATGGGTTGTTCCCGGTGGTAAGGCGATGGGATTCGCTGCTTCCGTTCGTGTTCGTTTGTCGAACATTGGACAACTCAAGAACAGTAAAAAAGATGTCATTGGCAACGAATGTAAATGTGTCGTAACCAAGAATCGTATGGGTCCACCAAAACGTCAGGCCACGTTCGAAATCAATTTCGATTCGGGTATTCAAGACTTGAAGAGTTGGTTGGAATTCATGTCAGTTCACAAACTCATCGGTGGTGATAAGAATGGTTGGATATTTGAATTGCCATCAGGCAAAGTCAAACTCAATACAAAAGAGTTCGTTGACCGAGCGAACACTGACCTAGCATTCAGAGACGAAGTTTACACGATGATTTGTGATTTTAGAATCATGAAATACCGTGACCCGAATAGCAAAATCGAAGAAGACATTGAAGTTGACGAAAACGCCGACGACGAGGATTAACATGTTCAACCGAATCAAACGATGGTTTGAGGAACCGATTAGACGACCAACTAGCGTCAACAGTGGTTCACTCTACCTTCGTGATTTGGAAAAAATAAAAACACTTGACGATGACGACTTATTATTGATTACTGATGTAAGCGAAAATAGGTCTAAACAAGTATCACTAGGTCAACTTAAAAAACACTTCAAAAAGTAAATGGCTATGAATCCAAAAATTTTCTCTATTTGGGAGAACCTCAAAGAAGAGAAAAAACAAATTCAAGAATTGGGACTGAGTGGCGCAACCAAAAAAGAAGTCCTGATTGTTGATGGTTACAATACATTTATTCGTTGTTTTGCGGCGATACCGACACTCAACGAAGATGGGTTACATACTGGGGGCATGTCCGGCTTCCTCAAATCAGTCGGATATGCCCTCAAACTTCTCAAGTCTGACCGTTGCGTAGTTGTTTTTGATGGGCCGGGTGGTTCCTATAAACGTCGTAAGATTTACCCTGATTACAAAGCCCACAAGAGGACAAAAATCCGACTCAATCGGATATACGACGAAAATTTATCGCTTGGTGAAGAAGAAGCCAGTCTCAAGAAGCAACTTCAACGCTTGGTAGGATATTTACAGTATCTACCTGTAAACATGGTGTCGTTAGACAACGTGGAGGCAGATGATACCATTGCTCACTTAGCGTTGGATTATTTCAAGGATTTCAAGGTGAGTATCATGTCGGCAGACAAGGATTTCCTTCAACTCGTTGACGCACGTATTAACGTATGGTCCCCAACCAAAAAGAAACTTTATGGCCAAGCAGATGTTTCCAATGAATATGGGTTCCATCCAACCAACTTCGTGTATTTCCGAACCTTGGATGGCGACACTTCCGATAATATCGACGGCATCAAAGGTTGTGGAGCCAAGACCATTCTCAAGGCATTCCCTTTCCTAAGAGAACCAACGAAGGCTACCTTGGATAAAATTCAGCAATACGCCACTGACCATCGGGGTGATTTGAAGGTGTATGACAACGTGTTGAATAATTGGGACATCGTAGTTCGAAATTACGAACTGATGCAATTGACGGAAACTCAATTGACAACGATGGCTCAGTTACATTGTAAAGAAGTGTTGGATGCCAAGATACCAACCCTGAACAAATTCGAATTGGCAAAACTCATCATGGAAGATAAACTTTGGAACAACATACCAAACTACCAAACGTGGGTGACAGAAGTATTCACCAAACTAGACAATTTCATTAGAGACTGATATGACTAATAAAAAGAAAAAACATCCTGCATGGTTGGAAAATTACATCACCGAAACTTCGGATGAACTAGACGCCGCCTATGACCAAAAAACACAAAGAAGCCGAAGAAAGCCCGACGCCACCAGAGGAAAGCAAAAAGTCGGAAAATATAAGAAACGAAGATGATTACGAAGACGCTACCATGACGTGCATGCAAAATAAAAATGATGCAGGGTGGGAGTTAATTCAAGTGACATATCGTAAAAAGAAAAAGAACCGTTAAGGTCGCATACATGATACCGTAACTCACATAAAGACTCATACATGATACCAAATTATGACAAACAGACAAGAAGTATATAAAGCAATTGATTCCGAAAGGGATTATCAAGATTCAAAATGGGGGAATTCCCTCTCAGGTGGCCGGCCGGGTAATGGTGAACGAACGGTTGACGAATTCATAACTTACATTGTAGGTTATTCTCACGACCTACTCGACAATGCTTCTCACTTTGCCAATACCGAAGACAAATTAAAAATCGTTCGTAAAGTGGCTGGTCTTTGTGTGGCGTGTATGGAACAACATGGTGCGCCACCCCGTAAAGAAGTGGCGACACCAGTTGACGTTCTTGCGCCTTGTCGTTTGACTTAACCTTGCCAGCCAGCGGGCGGTTTCGCGTATCCTTTTTGGAAGGATTGCGGCAAGTTGGTCTTGAGTTTGTTCGTCAATGGAACGCCCATCTCAATCAAAGACTCTCTACTTGCGTAGTAGATGTCTAATGAGAAAGCAATCACTCCCTTGTCAAACGGAACAGCAGTGACACGACTTTCTTCTTTACGACCCCACTCAGTTCCCATGTCGAAACTTTCGGCTTTGATATTGTTGGAGAGTTTCTTTGAATTATTTGAACGTCTGAGGATTCCTGAATCAGCAGATAAAGATTCATTGCCGGCATACGAAACATTACAGTTGGATAGGTTTGTGGAACAGTAATTCACTTGGCCATCAGTGAAAGCATTGCTATTACAAGTGTAAGAGGCAGAAACAGAATTCACTTTTGGGATGTAGCCTGTGGTCGTACTAATAGAATACCATGTGGGTTGGTTCAAATATGGGTAAGGATTATAAACGACTTTTTCTACAATGTATGGTTCTCTGATAATGATTGGTGGGTTAACGACAGGTTTTTCAACTTCATTATGGAGCATTACTCCGATGATACCACAGTTCTTTTCAGAACCGTCTTCTTTTGATTGGGCGTAAGTTTTGCCATACATTTTGTGACCAAATTTGAACATGGCCCACTCGTCGTCAGAGAATCGAAATCCTTTGATTTTTTCGGAGTGATAGGCGTCTATCACGTATCCGTCTTTGCCAGATTCTACGGCTGCTTCGCCCGTGAGAACGGATAGACTATCCACGGATGCGCGAGCCAGAATTCGTTTGCCGGTATTGTTTTTGATTTCTATGACGTATTCAGAGCCGTTTTTGGCTTCGATGAAGGTTTTGCCATCGTGGTGATACTGTTTACAACGGTTTCCGTTGACGAGGATGTTTACATCAAATGCGTTTGACATAGTTCTTATCTTTCTTTGTTTAGGTTAAAAAAGCGCCCCTTACAGGCGATTTCGGTTAACCATACATAGAGGCGTGAATACGTTTTCAACAATAATAAAAATCAATGGACGTATAAAAAATTGTATTCTGAGGTCCGTGAGTTAATATGTCCACCTACTACAAAAATTATGGATGAAATTGATAATCTGAAAAAGTTCGGCGGAGAGTTCCAAACAAAATGTGTTACTGGTTTACTTAATGACCAAGCGTTCGTGGAACGAATCTTTGATATTTTAACTCCCGATTATTTCGAATCGGATGCTAACAAGTGGGTGGTTCAAAACGTAATGGATTATTTTATCCAATACAAAGCCCTCCCAACTCTCAATGTTTTCAAAGTGAAAATTGATGGAGTGACCAACGAAGTGTTGAAGAAGGCTATCGCCGAACAACTTCGTAATGTCGTTATGAGAACTAACGACACTGACATTAAATTTGTCAAAGAACAGTTTTTGGAATTCTGTAGGAATCAGAAACTCAAGAATGCCATCATGTCTTCGGTTGATTACTTGAAGGCGGGCCAATACGACCAAATCAAACACGTTGTTGATGCCGCCATGAAGGCTGGTATGGAAAGAAATTTGGGTCATGAATATTTCGCTGACATCGAAAAGCGTATGAGTGAAATGGCCCGTTACACCACAAAAACTAATTGGCCATTGATTGATGATTTGTTGGACGGTGGACTTGCCAAGGGCGAGTTGGGGTTTGTTGTGGCCCCGGCTGGCTCTGGCAAGTCATGGATTTTGGCCCGATTGGGAGCCGAAGCCATGAAGGCTGGAAAGAACGTATGTCACTTCACTTTGGAGTTGAACGAGAACTATGTCGGTCTTCGATACGATGCCTGTTTCACCGGCATTGATTTCCAAGAAATTCGTAAACACGTTGACGTGGTTAAGAAGAAGATTGAGGAAATTCCGGGCAAACTGTTCATCAAGTATTTCCCAATCAAGACGATTGCCGCTCATACTATCAAAATGCATGTCGAAAGAATTCAAATGCTTACATCGACACCTGTCGATATGATTGTGGTGGATTATGCCGACCTACTTCGCCCGATGACAGCGGAAAGAAATTCCAACTCATACAGTGAGGCTGGCTCCGTTTACGAAGAACTTCGGGCAGTCGCTGGTGAACTTCAAGTTCCAATTTGGTCTGCCTCACAGGCAAATCGTGGCGCTCACGAAGAGGAAGTCATTCAGGCTCACAATGTTGCCGATTCATATCGAAAAATTATGACAGGCGACGTGGTGTTGTCTCTTTCACGAAAGACGGAAGACAAGGCTGGTTCAACCGCACGTATTCACATAATCAAGAATCGGTTTGGCGCTGACGGAATTACGTTTCCAACGTATTTCAATTCATCAAACGGTGATATTAGAGTCTGTGACCCAAATTCTCCAGAAGGCGCAGAACTCCAACAAAAGATGAGAGATGGTGAAGATGTCACCAAGGATATGATGCGTGAAGCGTGGGGAAAAATGAAGAAGAAACACGAAGACTCCGATTAAGGAAGCGCTAATTCCTAATACATGAACAAATTACAAACGCTTGAAAAATAGTTTTTTTCAAACATGAGTTTGATTTGTCAAATCTCTAATTATTTTCCACATACAAAAACAAGAATAGATAGGCTATGAGTAATACACAAGATTTCAACACAATTACAACCCGATACGAAGACGTTAAAAAACTGACCACAGAAGAATATTTCCGAAACAACCAATTTTCCATTGATGCTTTTCACAAGAAGTATCAAGCCCTTGATGGTGAAACCTATGTCCAAGCCCTGAAAAGAGTTTGTGACTATATCGCCTCGGTTGAGAAGACAGAAGACCTAAGAAAATATTGGAGCGAACGATGGTTCGACGAAATTTTCAATGATTGGTGGCATCCCGCCGGTTCCATTATGCAAGGTGCAGGAACCCACCGAAAAATTTCGCTCGCAAACTGTACGACCATCTCCCTTGGTCTTTTCCGTGATAATGAGGAATGGGATTCTTTGGAATCCATCGTCAAGAACATGTCTTATACAGTGGCAAAATGCGCCGCCTATCGACAGGGGCTTGGAGTAGATTTCAGTCGCCTTCGACCAAAGGGAACGAAGGTTCTGAATTCCGCCAACGAATCCACGGGCGCTGTCCATTGGATGAAATATACCGACAACATCGGTTATTCAGTCGGACAAAAGGGCCGTATTCCGGCCATGTTGTTCTCTTTGAACATTGAACATCCTGACGTAGAAGAATTTATCACAGTCAAGAAGGACCGGACCAAGATTCAAAACGCCAACATTTCGGTTCAAGTCACTGACAAGTTTTATAAAGCAGTCGAAGATGGTAAAGAATGGGAATTGTATTTTGAAATTCCTGCCATCAAGAAGGGTGATAAAGTCTATGTTGACGTTCATAGCATCGACATGGATTGTGTCAAAGAAAAAGAATCCGGCAGATACTACAAAATCGCCACTCACAATCGTAAAAAGGAAGTCTTTTCAAGAATGGTTGACGCCAAGAAGTTGTTGGAGTTGCTTGCCAAACACATGACACTTTTCGCCGAACCCGGCATTCAAAACATTGACGTGGCCAGAAAGTATTCCAATTCGGATTACATGTACGACCCCAATGATGAATACGATAGTCGTATCATTTCTACAAACGCCTGTTCGGAACAATATCTTAGCCGTGAATCGCTTTGTGTTCTAAGTTCAATCAACGTTGAACGGTTTTCGACTGACCGTGATACCTATTTCAGACAACTTGAACGTATCGGCATTTCTGTCAATCGTTTTCTTGATAATGTCAATCAATGTGAATTGGATAATCAGACTTACGCTACCCCACACCAACGTCTCGCTATCGAAAAACTTCGACGAACGGGTGCAGGTGTAACGAACATCGTAGGTTGGTTGTTCAAGAAGAAACATCTTTACGCTACCCCGGAGGCTAACGCTGCTTTCGAAGATTTTATGATGATATACAATTACTGGTTGTATGTTGGTGGTGAACAAGGTGGTAAAGAAAAAGGTAATTTCGGTTTGTTCAACAAAGAGAAATGGAAAAATTCTCCATTCGTTGCCCGAACCATTGAATCTTCAAAGAGGATTCATGACGAATTTGGGGCGCCGGTTCTCACTGGCAATTATGCTAGAAACGTAACTAATAGTTCAATCGCTCCCACTGGAACTTTGTCCCTCATGTTTAGGGATATGGTAATGAGTTATGGAATTGAGCCGGCGTTCTTTCTTTACATGTGGAAACGAACCAGAATGGCAGGCAGTTATCAATACTATTTCTGTGTTCCTAAATCGGTTAGAGAAGCCTACGCAGCCGCTGGTTTTCCTATCCCTATCGAGTCCGATACCATTCGAGACGATTGGGATGGAAGGCTCGGTCAACCTGTTGTCGATTTTATCGAGAAGCATAAAAAAGATGCAGGCATCAACTTCGTAGATTCTACCGCCATTGACCCAATGGATAAACTTGAATTCATGGCTCAGGTTATGAAGTGGGTGGATTCATCCATCTCCACTACCTATCTGTTGCCAGAAGGTTCGGATTACAAATCCGTCTATAAGTTCATCATTGAAGCGCATAAACGAGAAGTCAAGTCGATTGCCGCTTTCCCTGACAAGAAGATGTATGGTATCATTTCATCTATGCCGTTCAAAAAGTTGGCATACAAATTGAAGGAAGAGGATGTAGAGATGCATCATCAAAACTTCTCGGATGAAGAATTGAAAGACCTGAACCTATCAAGAGAGAGTATTCATGGAGACAATAATGCTCCAAAACGACTCCCATCTTTGGATGCTGACATTTACACGGTAAGTGTTAAAGGTGAAAAATTCGTCGTTGTTGTTGGTTTACAGAACGGTCAACCTTACGAAATCTTTGGCGGTCATCTGAATGGTTTTGGTTTCAAGTTCCAACACAAAAAAGGAAAAATAACCAAGGTCAAAAGGGGACACTATTCACTCGAATTTGATGATATTACCATTGAAGATTTTTCCAAACAATTCACTCCCACAGAACAGATTCTATTCCGAATGACTTCTACAAGTCTTCGCCATGGAGTTCCAGTTCAATTCGTTGTGAACCAATTACAGAAGGCTATGTCAGACATTACTTCAATGGGTTCAGCCGCCGCAAGGTGTCTCAAGAAATACATCAAGGATGGCGAAGTTGCTCGTGGTCAAGGATGTCCATCTTGTAACAATGGGCTGGTCTATATGGAAGGATGTGTATCATGTTCTACGTGCGGTTGGTCGAAATGTGGTTAATTATACACTTCTATAATTACTCGTCATATTTATGATTGGAAGCGATTCCAAGTTCTAACTATGATTGACGCCACCATTATCAACATCATCCCACCCTTGGTCGCCGCGATCTTTACGTATATTATTGCTAATAGACGGGCGAGAATCCAACACTCCAAATTACTTGCTGACATACAAGGTCAAGCGATTGACCAAGTAAGTAAGTCAGAAGAAAAAATGAGGAAAGAAATATGGGATGAACTTGACAGGGTTCGTAAAAGAAACGCTACATTGGAAGAGGAAAAGGATGATTTATCCGAACGTGTTCAACATAACTCCGAACTAATCGCTGCCTTACGACAAGAATTGTCGTCTATGAAAGTTATAAATCAAACCCTTCAAACCCAATTGGGAGAAAAGTAAAGACCTTGTTATGAATATATTTACAAATTTCCTAAAGATGTTCCGTAAGCCGAAACCTAAGGCATTCATTATTGACGACACACATGATGGTATTAAAGCGATGGAAGACTCCTTAATCCCACTCAATTTGGACCTCGAAACACATGGATTTACGGATGCTAAAAAACTGTTATTCTCTCTTCATTCCAAGAAAAATAATAATTACAAGGTAGGTATCATTCATGAAAATGGCAGTAAGTATAAACCACAAATCCTCTGCCAGTTCATTCGAAAAATCAATCCAGACATCCGACTGATTATCTGTAAAGATAACGATCAACTACAATCGGCGGCTAGATATTTGATTTTGACATAATCCACTGAATCGGTTATAATACACTGATGGAAGAATTGTATTTTAACCCGGAGCGAGTCAAAATTAAACAGATTGACAAATCCACTGCCGAACAAATAATTGTCAAGAATCACTATACCCACAAGTGGTCACTTTGTCAAATCGCTTACGGTGTTTTCCTCCAAACTGACAATGAATGTCAATTCATCGAAGCCAAAGAAGAAAAGTTGATTGGCTGTTTGGTTTATGGTCAACCCGTTGGTCGTTCCGCTGCCGAATCCATTTCGGAGTTGATTAAGGTTGATGAAGTGTTCGAATTGACCCGACTTTTCATTCACGATGGTTATGGTAGAAATATTGAAAGTTACGCCATATCACAGTCTCTTAAACTTCTCAAACGAGATTTTCCATATCTCAAAGCGATGATTACCTATGCCGATAATGAGGCCGGTCATCGTGGAATAATCTATCAGGCATGTGGCTTTCATTATCAGGGTAATTCATCTTTAGCCCTAATGCCCAATTTTTCAATCTCTTTGGTAGGGCCACCTTATCAATGGATGCATTCCCGTTCGGTTACTTCCACCTACGGTTCCCACAATGTCGAATTTCTGAAAAAGAAGATAGGACATACCTTTTGGCGTAAAAAAGAATCCACCAAACACCGATACGTATGTCTGCTTGGTAACAAGTTAGAGAGGAAGAAGATATTGGCTAACCTCAAACATCCATTTTTACCCTATCCGAAGAGTTCCGGATTTGTAGAAGAAATAGAAGAAATCAAGGCTTCTGGCGCCGTAGAAAATCCGTTCTTTGGTTGATTGTCCCATATTTATATTAGGATTATGGCAAAACAAACCCAAAAAAATCACAATTTAGTGTTAATAGACGCGGAAGCCCGCCATGGAAAGCGAATTTTGACTATCATTGGTCAGAATGGTGACTTTCGAACTGCCGCTGAAAATTTGTCAAAGAAGGTTCCACAAGCCGTTCAATTTGTAAACCCACATACAGGCGAAACAATCAAAGGTCCGAAATATGACACCACAACACAAGAAGTTGATGGGAATGTAAACGACCTGTTGAGAAAGATGGGCTACAACGTAACACAAAAGCCACCAGTGGAAGACGACATGCGACACGAACCAAGAGACAGACAAATGGAGAATCGAAATATGAAGAGAGAATCTTTCAAAGACCTTATCGCGGAGTGTATTGCTGAAGTCAAATCAGAAAACGAAGTATTGACCAACCCAAGAGTTCGACTCAAAGAATCTCTCCGAGGCATCGTCAAGACCGTTCTGAATGAAATGGCTGCCAACGTTGAAACAAAACCTGACAAAGAAGAGAAAGAAAAGATTTCCAAAGGCTTCAACAAAAAAGGTAACGAACGTCTCGACAAGAACAATTCCAAACTCAAAGACGAATTGGAAACGATTGTTCATGGCATCAATAAAGACTGGCAAGTTTATTGGGATGACAATAACGAATTGAACGTTAACGCCCGAAGCCTTCTCCATGTTCGTATCAAAGAAAAATTTGAAAACAACTTCGACATTGACGCCATGGTTAAACTATCTGACCGTGTTCGCGCAATTGCTTTGACATGGGACCAAGTAAAAGATTTCGTCAAGGCAAACTTCTCCAGCCTCACAAATACCACCAAAGCCGACGACGCTAAGACGAAGGCAATGGACCATCTTAAAGACCGTGAAGTAATCAAGAAAAACGCTGGTCCAGACGGCCAAACCGTCAAACCAAGATACATTTCTCCTGATGAACCACATATCAAAGATACCAAGAAAGACAACAAGGATTACAATGAACCTGCTGTCAAGAAGGATGAGGATATGCCAGACCAACCAATGAAGAAAGTTACGGAACCGGGCAAAGACCCAGATTCCAAGAACAAGAACATTGATAAGACCACAAAGGTCAAGGCGCCAAAACACAAGAATGACAACACTCTTCGTGTGGATGCCGATAAGACCAAGAAATTCCGTGAAAAGAAGTCATAATGAAACGGGAAGAACTAAAATCTTTAATCAAAGAAGTCATCAAAGAAGTTTCTTCTGACCCTCAGATGATTTATCTTGCTGGCTACAAACGTGGTCAAGACAATTATGAGGATGACAATGTTCAAACAGATTTCAACGGATACCCCGAGGAATTTGTTAAAGGATATAAGAAGGGTGTTAGCAAAGCGCGTTGGGGAAAACTTGGTCTGGGTAAATTTGACAAACCTAATTTGACAAACATATTGGTAAACATAGGCAATGTTTTAAGTCGTGGCAGATACCGTCCGTAAATATCGCTTGACAAATTATATAACGTAGCGTAGAATATGTCAGAATGAAAGACATATTCACGATGACAAACATTGATATTACCAATTTGCTTTCGAGTTGTTCCAAACTCAAGCCCGCCGACCTAATCATTGATGACCTTCAATGGAAATACCTCGTTCGTTCCGTTTATCGTGGAAAAAACATCCTTTTAGTAGGTGCGACCCGTAGCGGTAAGACCAAAGCAGCGATTTCTGTGGCCAAAGCGCTTGGTCGAGAAGACAAATTCTACAAATTCAATTTCGGTTCCACTCAAGACGCTCGAGCGACCATCATCGGAAACACCACCTTCAAAAAAGAAGAAGGAACGGTCTTCAATCCCTCCCAATTCGTCTCTGCCATTCAAACGCCGGGGGCTATTATTCTGCTTGACGAGTTGAGTCGTGGTCATCACGACGCTTGGAACATCATAATGCCTGTATTGGATACGACCCAGCGGTATCTTCGATTGGATGAACGAGAGGATTCCGCTGTAATTCCAGTCGCTGAAGGTGTCACTTTCATCGCCACAGCGAACATCGGTAACGAATACACCGCGACGAGGGTAATGGATAAGGCTCTTACGGCCCGATTTCCAACCATCATCGAAATGAAGACCTTAAATAAGGATGAAGAGTTTGAATTGTTAACCGTTATCCACCCAACTGCCACTAAGGAACAAAGAGAAAGTTTTTACACTCTTTGTCGAATCGCCAACGATACCAAGGAACAGTCCAGAATGGAAGACGCTAAGATTGATTCCTTCATTCCGACCGGAACGGTGGTTGAGATGGCGGAGATGGTTTTGGATGGTTTCTCATTGAAGGAAATTGTGGCGACTTCGGTCTATCCGTTGTATGGTGAAGAAGGCGGCGCTGACAGCCAACGTTTGTATGTTAAACAAATGGTTCAAAAGTATTTGGGCAAAGACCCTGACCCTAATTCCCCAATCAACGACCCAGCGAAGCCTGCTGGTAAGGTCCGAATCAATTTCTAATGAATAAGACCATTACCAAAAAGCAAGAAAAAGACGAAGCGGGCGCAGGTTTTTGGTTAGACAATGACCTGATTGACCAATACATCCCTGATAAAGAAAAGGGAAGTGAAAAAGCGACTTTCTCTTTAGACTTGATTCAGTTGGCTGCTTATCGGAGAGTCATTTCGAATTTCGTGAGCATTCTCACGAACAAGAACATTCCTGTTCAATTCTTTTCGAAGGCTGCCGCTGCCAATTTTACTGATGGTAAAGTTGTTTGGTTGTCATCGACGATTCGCCAAAAACAGGACTTCGATTGGTCTGTTGGTCTGGCCCTCCACGAAGGTTCCCATATCAAACTCAGTAATTTTGACGTTCTTAAAAGCATGTTCATGAGGGTTCCACTCCCTTTACCTATCGAAATCAAGAAAAAGGCCAGAGAGAAGAATATTAGTAATGAACAGTTGGCATATATGTGTAAGTGGGTCTTCAATTTCGTGGAAGACCGATATGTTGATAGTTTCATCTACGATGAAGCGCCGGGCTATCGGTTTTACTATCAAGCGTTGTATAACCAATTTTGGAACAGTAAAGAAATTTCCGAAGGTATCCGTTCCAACATGTATCGTGTTCCGAGTTTGATTGCCTATGAATTTCGAGTAATCAATCTCACCAATCCTGACACTGACTTGGATGCTTTGCCCGGTCTTCGACAAATTGCCGAGATGATTAGCATCTCAAACATTTTTCGTCTCAAATCCGCCAGTGACCGTATGAAACTTTCGATTGAAGTTCTCGGCGTTATTCTGGATAATTTGGGCAAACAACCGATTATTCCTGAACAAGCAGCCGGTTCGACAATGAAAAAAGTTCATGAGAAATTGATTGAACGATTTGTCAATATGTTCGGTGACGACCCTAAACCCGGCGATGGTAAGCCCGATAAGGATAAAAATGGAAAAGATAATTCCGATAATAGCAATAAGCCTGCTGGTAGTCCCGGTGATTCTGATGACGATTCTAAAAGTGATACAGATTCCGGTGATTCTAAGGATGATGACAGACCTTCTGACAAATCTGGAAAAAGTGGCGAACCGAAACATGAAGACCCTTTTAACACTCCCGACCCTGCCGAAATCCAAGACAAGATTGAACACCCTCCAAAAGAAAGAAATCTCGCCAACGATGAAGGCGACACCAGTGAATTTTCCACCAAAGAATTGAAGAAAATTCGTGAAGAGTTTGCCAAACAACAAAAGATTCTCAAACACGATTACGATAGTGTCAAGGAAGAAGTTTCGGATAGTGAACAATCTCTGTTAGATGTAATCGAGAAGGCTGGTATCGTTCTTGTTCCTGCCGGATTCGGTATGGGTGATATGAATGGTAGGAGTCAACCTTTGCCGGGAGACTACACACAAGCGGCTGTAGATGTCATCGTTGTTCAAAAACTGACCAAAGAGTTACTTGAATCTGGCCGAAAAGTTTTTCCTATGGCCGCTGTTGAACACGTTCCCGGAGGAACATTCACACCACCTGCCAAATATAGTGAAGCCGTGGCTCAAGGATTTCAATTGGGCCGGCTCTTGGGAAAGAAACTTCAAGTTCGTGGTGAAATCAACATCACCAAATTTATCCGAAAGGTGTCCGGAAAAATTGAACGACGATTGCTTCACGGTATCGGCGCCGGTATGGAAGATGTGTTTAACAAAATCCACATCGAGAAATTTAATAAGGCCAGACTCCATCTATCGGTGGATGCCAGTTCCTCTATGGCTGGTGACGAAAAGTGGTTGCCTACAATGAAATGTGTCACGGCAATTTGTGTGGCTGCTTCAATGGTTGATAATCTAAGCGTATCAGTCTCATTCCGGTGTACTCACAATTTATCGGATGGAACAACTCTTCCGTATGTCGTAATGGCATACGATTCTGATAAGGATAAAATATCCAAGGTTCGAAATTTCTTTCCATTCCTCAAAGCCGAGGGTTCTACTCCTGAGGGTCTGTGTTTCGAAGCCATCATGGACAAATTCATTATCGGAAAGAAAACCGATGAACAAGACCATTATTTTGTCAATCTTTCAGACGGCGAACCGGCTTATTCCTTGTCTCCGAGGAATAACAAATACAAGACTGCTTTGGAATATATCGGCGAAGCCGGTGTTCTTCACACCAAGAAACAAGTCGAGAAAATTCGGTTGGCCGGTGTCACCGTGATGAGTTATTTTATTAGTAGTCAATATGACGCTTTTGGAATGTTGGGTTATAGTCCAAGGTCGAGTAGTGGACCCCAAATTCCATATACCGACACGCTTAAATTACAGTTCCAAAAGATGTATGGGAAAGATTCTCGTTTCATCAATGTAACAAGCCTTTTAGATGTCGCTAAAACAATCAATCAACTTTTTCTAATGAAGGATTAAAGAAATGATTATTGACATTCGCTATAATTTCCAGTAAAGTAGTAAAGTAAACCCAACAAAGTTATGAATGATAGAAAAACACAACGAAAAAACAAAACAAACTTGGTCATTAAGTGGCCAACCAACGATGAATATTTCACTATTAAGAGCCTCCAAGCGCTTAATCCTGATTTCATCGAAATCACCCTTCGAGTCCGCTTGAACAAAGCAATTACCGAAGAAAACCTTGTGGCTCCTATTGGAACACGTAACTGTGGGAAGGGCAGACCAGAACTCGTTTTGGCAATGCGTCCTGTCAAACAGTCGGTGTTAGAAAAGGCCAAGGAAAACAAAATCTTTTTGGTCGAAGATTCAAAGTTGATTCCTGTGATGGAAATCAACGTGAACGATTCAACTCCTTCTGTGGCGCCAGTCACGAATGTTGTTGGTAAGACGGTGGTAACGGCCTAGAGAAACAATTTGGATTGTCGTATATGGGTAAGAAAAAAGTTAAGAAACCAGAGCCGCTCTATTTCCACTTTCCCATATACGGCATTCTCAATTTAGACGATAAGAATATCATCAAGGTGAGTTTAGATAGGGATGAAATTCTGATGGAATTGGATTTGGAAACAGATAAGAATCTGTGTGAGATTCAATTCCCTGCTACCGTAGTTATCCCTTCTTAGTTTCGTCTTCTTCTTTTTTACCTTCAAAGACAACTTTCCGTTTGAAGGAGATTTTGTCGGTTGTATCACGTTTATAATAAACGACTGACACCGACCTAGAGAGTTTACGAACTAAGGCGTCAACCAAGTTTCTGCTTCCCCAAGCGACTGGCATATCCAAATCGTCGTCAAATAAGGCGAATTCTGTTACCGTCCGCTCGAAATAGTGATATAATAATGCTTTAGGATTGATTTTCTTCAATTGCATGGTATCATATAAGTATGAGTCATTTTTCCAATTGGTTTGAACAACCTACTAATACTCAGGTATTGCCTGAGAAAGATTTGCCAAAATCTCCTGCGTCGAAGACGTATGCAGCCGAGTCTGTTTTGAACCAATTCACCGACCAATGCTTTGACTACGAAGTAGAAAAACAGAAGATGATTGAACAACTCGATAGGATGAAGGCTTTGTCTGTAAAGGAATTCACATTGAGAAAGAAGTATGAGGAACTTTATGATTTGGATTTAAATTTGTTTTATGAATCATTTCGAGATGCTAAGGCGAAAATTTGGTCGCCTTCTGATATTAATAACGAAGAACAAACCGTTAAAGAGATTACAGAATTATCTCCAATTCTCAGAACTGCCTACTCTGATGAAGATAAACAAATTTGGACTGCATTGAGATATTGTTGTAGCGCCGCCGAATTTGACCAGACACCGGGACGATACATACGATTTTTCATGGTGGATAACAATACCGATAAGATTTTAGGTATCATCGCAGTGTCGAGTGATTTCGCCGGACTTCCTCCTAGAGAAAAATTTATTGGTTGTGAGAAATGGGAGAAAAAAGAGAAACTGAAAAAGATTATTCCTTTTTGGGCGAACGGACAGACGATTGTCCCTACCCAACCTTTCGGCTCACTTTGTTTGGGTGGAAAATTGGCGGCTGCTTTGATTCGTTCCAAGGTAGTGAGAGATGAATGGAGTAAGGACCGAGAATCAAAAACACCCACTGTTCTGATTGGCATTACAACCACGTCTCTTTACGGTAAGGAAGGTGGAACACAGTATAGTAGTATTCCACAATGGGAATCTTTGGGTCATACTGCCGGAAAAGTGGCCTTGAAACCGCCCGAGAAAATTTACCAATTGTGGCATGATGTAATCAGACGAAAACATCCAGATGCTTACAAGAAAATGATGACACAAAAAGAGGGTGTCTCAGGTCCGGTCACAAATGCTAAAGGAAAAGTCATCGACGCCATTTTCAAAGAAGCCGGTCTTAAAAAATCGAACTATAATCATGATTATCCGAGGGGTGTCTATTGTAGTATATTCTACGAGAATGGAAGAGAATTCCTATTGAACGGATTGCCTGAAAGTCAACTCATTCTTAAACCAATTTTCAGAGGCGACGACACTAAGACAATGGTGGACTGGTGGCGTCCGAAGGCGATTAAGAGATACCAGAAGATGAAATTGGAGAATCGTTTGAATGGAGAGAAGTTATTCTACAAAATAGATAAGTCCTCCTACTCCGATTTTGAAGATGGTTGGGAGAAATTTAAAGCGGAGAATTTATAAATGACTACATTACAAATAATGTTGTGGGTGTTAAGCGCTATCGGAACAGTGTTTTCTACACTGACCACGATAGTAATCTTCAAACGAATCGCTAGGTTACAAAAACGGGCAGTTAGAGCGGATGCTGATATAAATACTTTACATAAGAACCAAGAAGTGTTAATGTCCTCACTCGTCAATTTGAATAAACAGATAAAGCATAATGAAAAAACCGGCAAAGAAATCAAAAGACAAGTCAAAGTCAGATTCTCAGGAGAGCGATCAGGTCGCGAAGGGTCTGGGCCTGTTTGACCACATTAAGCATATCCAAAAGATTCAAGACCCAGATTATTTTAACACACTTACCGAGTTAGACAAAAAAACATTTAACCATTTCATGATTTTAAGGGCGTTGTCCATGAACCCAACGTTACTGGACATCGTGGCGATGATGTATCAATTTATTGACACAATTCCATCGCCTCAATTTTATCAAACACTTATCTCAATTGTTCCAATTGACCGGAATTACTATCCTTGGATTAAAGCCAAGAAGAAACACAAAATCAGTAAAGAATTGATTCGGTTGGTAATGGAAGGGTATGAAGTCTCGCCTGACCACGCTGTT